ACCAGTGTTTGTGTCCCACACAAAGGACTGAGCATGAGCCGACCCGGCAACCAACAGACCGATGGCGAGAAGATATTTAAATGCCTTCATAGTCTTATCTTTCTATTGGTTAGGATGCGTTGAGGTCAGCGACGATGCCAAGGCCCTTTTCGTTATTGACGCGCAAGGTATACTCACACTCAATAACCTTCTGGTCCGTAGCGGAGGTCTTAGCCAAGTCGATAACTTCCCAGGGGCGGAGGTAGTCGATGGAAACCATCGCCGGATCGAGCAACCACACGTCACGTTCACGAGTGAACAGGTCGGTGACCTTTTCGTAGACGCCAAACTCACCTTCGTAGACCTTGCGGACGGCGGTGATTTTCTTTTCTTCTGCGCTCTGCATTTTGTTGTTTCCACCAGTGAAGGAGGAGAAAATGCCGGAGTTGAAAGGCCCACAGACGATTTTGCTGAACTCGGCACCGTTCGCATAACCCAGCGAAAGCACATTCTTGAGCAAGTCTTCGGTGAAGGCGCGCTGGGTACCATCGGTAGCGGCAGCAGAGGAGCTACCACTGGAACCGCCAGTCCCACGGTCAACGTTGGTCGCAAGCCAGCTATTCAGCGGACGGAGAGTACGCGCAGCAGAGTCGTCAGTCCCGTTAGACGGAGCCTGGTTGTTCGAGATGTCGTATTCCATATCCCGCTTGCAGGATTTGACGGCCTTTTCCAGCTCATACATGAGGTCATCTTCACGGCCTGCGGTGTTAACAGCGCGTGCAGTGTGGGTGACACCGATGGTTTCGTTGCTGATTTGGGTGTAGTTACTCACGCGGGTCGGAGGAGTCCGAGAAGCGTTGGTGTAAGCATCACCTTCAATCTTAGCGTTCTGGCCGGGTGCACGGAGAGTATCAACCTGCCATTCATGCAAGGTGTTCTTCGCGGTACCGGAGCCTGCCATCGAGACGATGGGAGTTTTGGTGGGGGCGATGTTGCTGATGAAATCCAGCAAATCTTCACGGACAGTGGTACTTTGGTCGTACCGGCTGTAGGTGTTACTAGGTTGTGCCATTATATTTTACTTTTAATTAGTTGATTCCTAGCCGCTTTGCCAGAGCTACACGGTCAGCAGAACTTAGGTCCCGCACCGTACCGGCTTGCAAAAACGACTGCTTTGCCTGCTTGAAACGCTCATCCGTCACGGCAGATTCACCTTGGCGCGCGGTGGGCTTGGTAAGTTTTGGCGCGGCCTCGATTTTCTTCTGCGTGGTGGCCGACTTGGCTTGCAACTCATCCCATTTCCGGGACTTTTCACCCATAATCAGGAGGACATGGCTGTTGATGCTGTTCACATCTTCCTCGGGAAGACCCTGTTCAACAAGGTAGGTCGCAAGGCGTGTATGGGTAGCTTCGTCCTTGAACTCGGGAGCCTTCTCATGAAGGAGCCTTTGTTCTTCGGCCAGCCTTTGTTGCAGTTGCGCTTGAGACAATTGCGCCTGTTCCGCGCTTGCCCGCTGCCGTTCGCCCATGACCGTATTAAACTGCATCACCTGGTTCTGCATTTGCAGATAAGTGGCAGTATCACCCTTTTGGAGCGCTGCATTCATGGCTTCCGGCGTCGGGAGTTGCGGTTTCAACGCAGCCTCCAGCATGCCAAGACGTTCAATGTACGTCTTTTGCAGGTTGCCCACTTCCACTTTAGCCGTGTCCACCGCCTTCTTTTCAGAGGCGAGTGTCTGCGTCTTTTGCGTATAGTCGGCGCCTTGTTGAGCTAGGGCAATCAGCTTGCTTACGGGTAGCTCCTCAGACTTGCCGCCGATAACGGCGGTGAATGAAGGCTCCGTAGCTTCACTTGACTTTAGCTCATCCTGCTCGGCTTGCTCCGGGTTCGGAGTGCCTTCTTCACCTTCCGGTGCATCCGCCTCTTCGGCGGCGTCAGTGGAGGCAGGCGCATCCACTGGAATCTGAGAATCTTCTTTGGGGCTAAACAACGCCTTCTTTAGGCGTTCCCCCACTGCGGCATCCGGTTTAACTTCGGCCTGTGGGGCTGTACTTACATCGCTCACCTAAAATAACTTCCATTGGCTTTACTTGATGCCTCACGCTGCTTATCTGCCTCGCGCCGCATATCAGCTTCAACGACGTAAGTATGCAAGCGCTTACTTACTTCGTCAAGAAGGTTGAATGATAACCAAATCGTATTGCGTACTTCCGTGTCGGTAGCTTTGGAATTCCTAAACTTGCCCCAAAGGTCACGCTCAATGTCCTTAAAGACGCCCGCCAGGGTGTCATTCTTAAGCAGAGCCTCCGCTGATCGGCCCCGTGCCAGTACCTCAGCGTTACTCAGCGGCTTCGGCGCTTGTGGCAGGTTCAGCAGTTTCGACGGTGCCGCCAGCAGGTTCGCTATCAGGTGTCTCATTCACTTGGCTTCCATATTTCAATTCAAGTTCCCTCGCCTTGAGGTAGTGGTTACTGGAAATCTTCTCACGCTCAAGCTGCACGCCGTCCATATGCTTCTGCCAATCCAGCTTCGCATCCGCCGCCGTCTTGAGGGCGCGCACGTTGGCTTCCTTGTCGGCAACCATGACGGCTTGGGTCTGTGCGTCAGGCGGCGGTGGAGTCGGAGCAGGTAGCGTCGCCGGGTCGGTGAAATACCGCCCGGTCTTGATGTTTGAGGCTTCTTGCCAATCCTTGAGGGCGCTGTAGGCGTTCTCTTCCGTCACCAGTCTACCAAAGCCACCGGCATCAAACACCAGCTTCTGCTTGGCCAATACGCCCTCTTGGGCAGCAATGCGCTCCAACCGGTCGGAATAGCCCGTACCCACCTTAATCACCATCTGCTCGCGGGTTGTCCAATCACGGGGGTTAATCTCGGAGAAGCCCTTCTTGAGACGCGCCATGAAGGGCCTACCGTTCTTGGAAAGCTCCTCATGGATACCCAGCATGATGTCTTTGAAGATGGTTTCGGCCAGGACGCGGGCCATCAGCTTCGTCCGCTTCAACGCCGCGTTCATCAGCATGGGGCCGACGACGTTGGTGGCGTCACCGAGGGTTTTCAGGTCCATGCCTTGCGTCTCACGGCCAAAACCACGGCGCTCATCACGCTCGCCATCAAGCCATTCGAGGAGTTGCATCGCCTGTGGGACAAAAGGAGCAGGAGGTTCAGTACGGATACCGTTGATGTCATTCATGCGCACCCAGCCAAAGGGCTTACGGTTCAGCAAATCCTGGTAGGTATATTCGCTAGCAGAACCCTCATTGATATAGGATGTCGGATAAAGCCCCAAGTATGAACTATCCAGCGTCAGGCGGCGGACAACTGTGCGCATCTTTTGTAAATCCTGAAGCATGTCCGCCAGAGCAATAGCAAAGTGCTTGTGTTGGTTGATGATGGCGGCGCCGGACTTGATGGGGATGGAATCCACCTCTTCGTTGGCGAGGATGTTCTCAGCGCTTTCGCCGGCAATGCGGACGTATCGCAGCTCGGCAATACCGTCGCCGTCGAAGTCGTAGCGGACGTAGCAGTTGAGAATCCGAATGACCCGCAGACTGCCAACCGAGGGCTCAGGCATATTGCCCTCCTTCTTCCAGCGGGCCAGCTCCTCGCCCGTGTTGAAATGGCTGAACGTGGGCAAGCTTTTCACCACATCGGCAGAGACACCTTCATCAATCAGGTCGCTTTCCGTCAGCAACTCCTCATAGAGGACGGAGCGGGCGTCACTCAGACTCACCGTGTTGTGGTAGCGATTGACGAAGACGCGCTCAGGCGGGAGCGGGTAGATGCATACCCCACTGGTGTCACTCTTGCGACGAAGCAGGACATCGAAGGTGGGTGGAGACACGCCATCAGGTGACGGATTAACGAGTTGTCCGCGTATCTCAACATTCGGATCGGACATCATCGCCGTAACCTGCTCAATCGCCAGGCCGTGGTATTCCTCACGGTGGTATTTAGCCTTCTCTTCCCATCCTACGTAAACGTAGCAGTTCTTGCTAATCAGCACGTCCTTAATGGCCGTGTAGGTAATCATAAAACCGGGGTTTTTGCGCATAAACACGTAGTTAACGGCCTCAGTCTCAGCCTCAGCCGCATCCACATCCTGCTCTGACTGCGGCTCAAACTCTACCGCATCGCCGGAAATGAAGGGCTCAATCAGGTCGGGGAGAATCCATTCGACGGAATCCCGCACATCAGAGGCGCGGACCTGGGAGCGGCCTTCAACCTCATCACCATATGGTTCTTGGTGGTAGGCCTTGAGCGCATCCTCACGCTCACGCTGGATATCACCGGACATTTGCTTGGCCGAGGTGTACTCAGCCAGGCACTGTGCTGCTAGGGCCTTGGCGTCAGGTTTATCATCCACTCATCACAACTTCCATTTGGCTCAGTGTGTAAGTAAGTACTTACAGTGTCAAGCTATCATCTTCGGCCATTGCAGGTTGGCAGGCGCTCCCGTGGTTGACCGATAACCAACTGCAAAGTAACGGAAGGCGTCGCTCCCGTGGCTTGCCCAGTCATGGCGCGGCTTCCAAATACGCTTGATGTCGTCCCAATCCTGCCCGTAACCCTTGAGCGCATTGACACCTTCCCGGCACTTTTCCCGGTCAAACCAGCACTTGGCCAATTGGGCGCGGGTAACATCGAGGTCGGGACCAACGGCCTTGGTGCGCGGCTGTACCTTCGTCACCACACCCGCATCACGGAGTATCTGTTGGTCAGTCTTACCGGTCTGCCGATTGTCGTTACCGCCGTCATGCGGAATGGTGTGGCCACCGTAGTTATAACCGAGGTCCTGCTGCTTGGCCTTGATGACATCACGGGCAACACCGGGAAGCGCAAGGTTGCTGCCCTCCCAATAGTCTATGATGTGGAAGCGCCCGCCCCCCATATCCTGTATGAACCAGATGCAGGTGGGGTCATTCATGCCTAAGTCCCAGAACGTGAACACTTGCTTGGCCGGGTCATGGGGCACGGAAGTAATCCGCCCATCCTCCTCAGCCTTGCGCATCTCGCGGGCGTAATAGGAGCCTTCCAGCGCACCGGCAAAGGAGCAGTAATATTCCTGCTGGATAAGCTCCTCGGAGCGCCCGTTGCGTCGCAGCTCGTCTATCTGCTGCTTGGTAATGATGTTGGTATCGTCAACCGTGAGGACGGACACGAACCACGGGGACGCCTCGCCGCGCTCTGCGATATCCTTCTTGGCCGCTTGCAGCATGTCAAAGGCATGGTTTTCGCCGCGAGGGGTGAAATTGAACCGCGCCCAGCCGCCGTTCTCGAGCAGCATCGGTTCGACATAGCCCCACACACTTGGCTTCGTCAGGGAGAATTCGGAGAAGGTGACGCCAACCGGCCCGGCACCAACCATACTATCGGGGTTATCAGCGCCCACGATGCGGTAAATGGAGCCGTTAATCAGCTCAAAGGTCATCTGCTGCTTGTCGGAGGACTTTATAAGCTCTTTCGGGACGTAATCGAGGTAGCGCTTGCCCTCGGCTGTAATACCTTCCCAAACCGCCTTACGGCCTTGGGTGTAGAAGGGGAAGCTGTGCCAGTAGTTGCCGACGCGTTCCAGCATCTGGTCAACGGTGTAACATAGGTCATCTAAATCCTTGCCTGCGCGCCTATGCCATACTTTGATAATGCGCCTTTTACCGTTATGCCCGGCACGCCAGCATGGTATCTGGTACTGGCGTGGCTTGTAGGGCAGTTCGATGTCGATTAGTCGGTGCTTTCCTTATCCCCGTAAAACTGGCGCACCACCGTCAGGTTGCCGGACAAATTCACGTCCGACTTCTCGGTGGGCTTCTCGTAACCGTTATTGGCCAACCAATCCGCCCACTGCTTCTCACCTTGCAGCGATTGCAGCAGGGCGACGATTACCACGGCGTCAATGGGCTTCTTGCCCTCGCCTACAGCGTTCTTGATAGTTTCCTCTATGGCGGCAGGAAGTGGCTCATCGCCGTTCATCAGCCGCTGAATACGGGTTTGAAGGCTTATGCTGCCCTTGGGACGCCCCCTGCCCTCTGGCTGATAATCAGACGTGAACGGCGTGCCCACTGGCATTCCGTCCGTCCGCGTTTTGTCCGCGTTATTGCTCATGCCCGAATCATGGCGCAGCCCGGAAGTATTGGCAATAAAAAAGGCCCCCATTACTGAGGGCTTGACTGTATGAATAAGTGTTAGCGACTTACGTTAGCAGCATTCATGGCGCGCTGACTACCCGCATACAGAGTATTTCCAACTAATCCGCCATTTCCGAGTTGACCACTAGCGCAAGGGTTACCTTCCATCATGCTCAGTGCATCACGCAGGCGACTTAATTTCACCCCATACTCATCACGCTGTATCTGCGCCATTTCGATAGTTTCTTGAAGGCGTGTCCATTCTTTTTGATGATCTTCAATAACCTGATATAAGGCTTTAACGGTCACTGAGAAAGTATCTGGTTGAGCCGCAGAGTTGAATGTTTCATTCATATTTATGTCTTTCATTGCAACTAAAAGTTAGCACTCCGCAATAATCCTGACAACAATAAAGCCCCCATACGGAGGCTATCTTCATTCGCAAGAGGGAAGCTTAGTTAAGAACCGGGGGCGGCAGAAGCTCAGCCTGGACAACCCGCACCTCTTCATGCCGGGTAATCACCGGCACCACAGCTACCTGACAGCGGGCGCGGTCAGCCTGAATCTTGCAGCTTTCGAGGGCCTGGTGGGTTTTGTAGAGGCTTTTGACCCACAGGGCGTTGCCGGAGAGGGAGCCGAGGGCGATGATGGTGACGATGGCGGCGTAGACGGGAGTTTTCATAGGTGTTCATTCTGTTGTTGGTTCATTCCCTTATGCGGGGTGGCGTTAGCGGTTCCTAACAGGGTTGGTGCACATCGGACCCACATAATTACTCGACCCCATTGGAACCGTGCCGGGATAACGGCAGCGCAGGCATGTGCAAGGAGGCGGTACGCAGGGGTACTGCCCCTTGAGGTAATCCCATACGAGGGTCATGGCGGTAGTGGCATAGAGAATGTTCATCCTACTTCCCCCCTTGTGTCTTGAGGGCGCGGATACGTTCTGCAAGCACACCCATTTTATCCTGCGCCCTGTCCATTTGTTCGTGCAGGCGGATAATCTCGCCTTGATAAGCAAAGCACCGAGCTCCTCGCATGGCGTACTTGTCCTTATCGTGTTGTTCTATGGTTTGCAGAAGCTCCTCAAGCAAAGGCTCTAATTCTTCAAAAGCAGAGCAATACCCATTAGCCCATGCCGTCTCACGGCTTTTGCGGGCAAACCCCTTCTCTATGGCCGTAGTGAACAGATAATCGCTCATATCCTCCTGTATGGCAGGCGCTATACGGTAAGCCTTGCTGGACTTGAAGTAGCTCTTGACCAATTCCTGACAGTCATTAAAGCCGTCTGCGTAGGCCTCCCCCACAGCAACCCCGCTTTCGTCCATGATGGTGGTCTTAGTCATGGGGCACGCAATTAGGGACATCAATGCCGAGCAGTCCGCGCCATGCGTCCCGAAGCCCAAGCTCATACGCTGCCTCAATCATGTCGTCGGCGTACAAATTGATACCACGCGTCTGCCAAGATATCGGTAGGTATCGATTACATCCGCTCAGAAGGCATTCACTGATTTTTGCCCTCATATAGCTTTTGATCTCAGGTAATTCCATCGGTAGGTCATTCATCAGACTTAGCTTCCTTCGTTTTCGGCACATAAACCGTCCGCCGCTCTAGGCCGAAGTAAGCCGGTATCTTGCGGCCAATATCCCCGGCGCCACGCAGCAACATTCCCACCATGCTCTGCGAAACGCCCATGGCTGCACCGGCTCTCTCCTGGCTACCGGTAGAAGCCACCAGTTTAGCAACCGCGCGTTTAAGCTCTCCTTGGCTCACGCATTCAAGTATCTGTGTTTTCAAGTTATTGCTTTCGTTTTCGTTTTTCAGTCAGGACAGAGCCGAGGCAGACAATCAGCGCAAGCGCAGCGCAAATCGCAGCATCAGCAGCGAGGAATTGCAGGAAGTCCATTATGCCTTCCCTCCCCGCGCCGTCTTGCGCCGCTCACGGCCACAGTATTCACCTTCTCTCACCCAGCCGGGCGGTAGTTTGCCAGTCCAAAAATACACCTTGTACTTAATGCCGGTCAGGGGGTTGGTTTCCCACACGTCACCACCACCATTTGGCCCGCGGGTGGTGAAATACCCGGCTTTTATGTCCCGTGATAAGTCCTTGGAAGGATATTTACCCGCACATTCACCCGTGGTTATTCGGCCATTCATCACACCAAGCTTAATCCGGTCGAAGAAGCGTGGCGATTTCTTCGGGTGTTGCTTTTTCCAGATGGCCTGGATACCCTCTTGCGAGACGGTCATGGGCTTGACCTTTTCGCCCGTCCGCATATGCCGGAGATATTTGAGCAGGCTCTTCATTTCCCGCCCTCGCAGATTTGGTGACCGTCGAGGCCAAGTAGAGGGGTAAAGCCGCCAGCGCGTGTTCCGAAATATTGGCACCCGGTGTCGCTATCTTGGACAAGACGAACCTTGTACTTTCCGGACTCAACGTGGAGGCACCAACCGATGTACCCGAAGCTAATCACGCCGAAGACGCACGTCATAATGGAGAGTTTCATTTCCCGCCCTCCACTACCAGACCCGCGCCGCGACATGCGGAACACGGCTCGCAGGTGATGGCGTAGCCTTTGCGGGCGTAACCGTTGCGCTCGTTACCCGTGAAGTTGGCGTATACCGTTTGGGGGGGGTAATCGCAGCGCCCTTCGGCTGTTCGAGCTTGTTGCCCGTACAGACCGCGCCGCTGCCGTCGCACTTATTGCAGCGACCGAGAGCCTGGCCGCTCATGTTTTCGAGCGGGACTTCTTTGAAACGGAGGGCGCGTTGTTCGCAGCCGTCGATGGCGGGGAGTTGGGAGCGCTTCATCGGCCCGCTCCTTCCAGCCCAGCGCCTTCAAGGACGTCGATTTCAATGCAGGCGATGCGATCATCTGGCGCGTAATCATTTGCGAGGTCACGTGTGTTCCAAATAATCCCCAAGTGCTCGGAGTTCAAATTGGTGTAACTTTTTCTGGTGACGTTCACCCAACCTTGGATGCGCTTCGGTTCGACCCATTCGGCACACAGATCGAGGCGAGACTCCGTATCGGTAAAATAACTGCCTTCGCGCGTCCAAACCATGTAGCCATCGCCTTCAACGAAACCGGCAACATTCATCTCGTTGGCTTGGGAAAACGGGTTGGTCCCCGCTACGAACGCCTTTCGGCCATCCCGCGTCCGGTAATATTTCCCTGCTTCTAACGTCAGGGCTTTGGTTTTTTCCATATTCCTCGCTTTCTGTTGAGTTGACGATTAGGACGCAGCGACCACGGCGGCGGCGATGATGGCGCAGCCGACGATGAAAAAGGCCAAGTCCACGCCGAACTGAATGGCGGGCTTGCTCCAGTAAAGGTCAGACAGCTTGTCCAGCATAGTGAGTGGACGGACGGGGTTATAGGTAGGCATTTCTTGTGTTCTCCTTTGTTGTGGGAGTATCAGAACACGTATTATTTGAGTTGTAAATACTATTTCTTACTACTTTTAAGTTGACTGCTCATTTGTATTGGGTGACGATACTTCTACAACAGAGGAGATATACATAATGACGACGGATATTGCTGTTACGACGCCAGAACCTACAACCCCAGCTCAGGTAATATTGCATACCATTGCAAGCGCCGCCGCCAATCCGAATGTCGATGTCGATAAGATGAAGGCTCTTCTCGACATGCAAAAAGACATCATGGCGATACAGGCTAAGGCCGATTTCAACACAGCTATGAGCGACTGCCAAGCCGAAATGCAGAGGGTCATGCTCCGTCACGAGAACAAGGAAACCCGGAGCAAATATGCCAAGATTGACGACGTAGATACGGTTGGACGGCCTGTTTACACCAAACACGGTTTCAGCCTGACCTTTTCCAGCACGGAGACAGAATCAGGGTTTGTCACCATGGAGTGCACCATCGGTCACCGAGGGGGGCATGAAAAGGTTCTGACCAAGTGTGGATGGCGCGATGATACCGGGCCGAAGGGTGGCGCAACCAAAACCAAGATTCAGGGCAGCGGAAGCACGGGAACCTATCTCAGGAAGGCGCTAACCTGCGAAGCCTTCAACATCGTCACCACTGACATGGTGCAGGCGGACAACGACGGCAACCGGGCTGAAAGTTTCCTATCCCAAACCCAACAGCAAATTCTCATTGAGAAACTTGGAGGCCCCGGTGAGCCGGTAGCTGAATTCTGCAAGTCTGTAGGGCTGGAAAACTTGGGCGAGGCCGCAGCCAGCGAATTTGATAAGCTGGTGGCCCGCGTCACCCGCTTCAACGCAGCGAAAGCGGCGTAGCGTGTTCTGGCGTATCGAGAACATTGAGAAACGCAAGGCAGCGACCGACTATGTGTCCCGCCTTCAGTTTCTCCCTGAAATGACCGTCGAGATAAAGCCCTACAAGCGCAGCCGTTCCGCCGCGCAAAACCGACTGTATTGGATGTGGGTGCACGTCATTGCCGATTACACCGGCTACGACGAGCAGGAGCTTCACCTGCTATTCCGTGAACGTTGGCTTGGCTATGAACCCGTGCAAATCCGCGACAGAACCATCCACACCCTCAAATCGACCACCGAGCTAACCGTCCAGCAATTTACCGACTTCCTCAACCGGGTATCCCGGCTGGCCTATTACCTTGATATCGTCCTACCCTACCCCGATGGGGCCGATTGTGCCCTTGGCATAAATAATAAAGGAGAGCCCATGTATTGAACCTGAATATCATCGAAGAGCTGAAATTGGAGCAAGGGACGCAGGAGTGGCACGCCGCCCGCGCAGGATGGGTAACAGCGTCAGAACTGTCTAACGTCATGGCAAAAGGCGAAGGAAAGACCCGCGCGAAATACATGCGCCAGCTTGCCGCCGAAATCCTGCTTGGCCGTAGTGCCGCCAGCTTCACCGGCAACGTCTACACCGAGATGGGGAAGGAAGTTGAACCGAAGGCGAGAGAGCTTTTGGAGGAGGAGCTTGGACGGGCCATCACCGAAACCGGCCTCATCCGCAACCACGAGGTAGGCATGTCCTGCTCCCCGGACGGTCTTTTAGGTGAAGACGAAATGGCGGAATTCAAATGTTGCATTCCCACGGTCCAAATCGAGCGACTGGAGAAGGGTACCCTGCCGCCCGAGTATGTGTGCCAAGTGCAAGGAAGCTTGCTGGTGACGGGCCGGAAAGTGTGCTGGTTTCAGAGCTACTCGCCCGACCTCCCCCGCCTCGTTATCCCCGTGTTGCCGGACCCCGACAAACATGCTGCCATGCGCACGGAGATTGCCGCATTCCGCGCCGAGATGGCCGCGCTGGTTAAGGCGATACGAAGCAAATATTGATGAAAAGCAGTTACTCCACATTTGGGAGGCGGTTCGACCCGCGAGGGTTGACCCGAGCCCGCGAAGCCGCTGGCATGAGCCAGGCACAGCTTGCCATGGTTATTTACAATCACGAAGGCCCCCACCGAGTGAAGCAACTGGAAGATGGCAAAGCGGCGCCGGGCATGTGGAACCTCATCTTAATCTGCGAAACCTTGAAATGTTCGATAGACGATATTGCACCGAAACTTGGGCAAGCTTTGCCTGCGGTGCGCGTTGTGCCTGACGCCGAAAAAAGAAAGATATATTTCCAAAAAGGACGCGCCTAGCCCAGCATCTCCCGCGTCATCTCCAGCAATTCCCGCTGTGTCCCATATTTCGCCTCAAATGGCTTCTTGCCCATTAGGTGAATGGCGTTGCGGGAATGCTGGTGGTGGGCATCGCATAGCGGTATCACGCAGTCATCCGGCGCCTTCTGGCCCATGCCGCGCCATTCTACGCCGATGGGATGGTGGCAGGTTATCCGGCCCCCGCATTCATGCCCCCACTTTTCCGCCAAGATGCAGCCGAGGGCGGCGACCTTCTCAAAGTGCTGGGAAGATTGAGAACGGCCTATTCCCCCAGCTTTCCGTCAAGGTCGAGCGCCCGCACAAGCTGGCCAGCGTCATTCCGCAGGTATTCCGGCGCACCGGGGATAGGTTGGAAGTTGTTATCACGGAAGGCGGGTTGCGAGCGCGGTGTCTTGCGGCGTTCCCCATCGGGTGTGCAGTCCGTGAAGCCGACGCCCATATCGGCGAATATCTTTTCCACGCCCTCTGTCAGCCTGTCCTTCATGTCCAGCACCGGCAGGGCGCGGTCTTTCAGCTCAGTATCGAGCCGGTAAAATTGCTCCCTGTACATGTCGCGCTCAATTTCCAAGGCGCGGTTCTTTTCCCGCAGGAGGCGGTTGGCGCTCCGCAAGTTGGAATCAACGGAGTGCTGAGTTTGCTTTTCTGTATTCACGTCTCCAGTCTTTCTCTTGTTCAACCCATTCTGCCACGCCGTTGGCATGTTCGGCCATCAATTTCCGGAGCAGCTCGTCGCCACCCTCATATTCGGCTATCAGGCGCAGTTCGTGGGCGGTGAGGTCATCCACAAACCTAATCCTTAAACGGGTCAAATTCATTCGCACCGGCCATCGCCACAATGAGCGGGTGCAACGTTTCCTCCACATTTACAGTTTCGGCGTGCGCTTGAAGCACAGAGCGGAGCGGACGGTACACTTCGGGCATCTCGTCAGCGCCAGCACCAATTAAAATCAGCCCCTCTTTTTTTAGGCGGGCGCGTTCGGCATCTTCATCTACCAAGCCCTTCGTAACTCGCTGGGGACGTTTCTTGCCATCTTTTCCCGCAAGCCACTTCGTCTTTCCGGCGGCAGCGGTACGGCTCATTACCCTTCCCGCACCGTGAATGGTCGAAGCCATCAGACCTTCGGGCATATCCTTGCCGGACAGAATGACGCTGATGTCGCCCATGGAACCGCCGACGAAGCCTTTCTGGCCCTTCACCAGTGGTGTAGAACCCTTGCGGGCTACCCAGCAACTCTTGCCGTCAATCACTTCATTCCAGGCGAAGTTGTGGTGGTTGGAAACCGCCTCGACAATTTCGGCGCCCATCATCACCGCAATTTGTTCTAATACCCATTTGCGCGCCTCGTTCGCATAGGCACCCGCCAAATCCATGCCCAACAGGTATTCGCGGCCATGGTCGGTATGAATGTTTAGCACGGCAGGGTCGGCATCCATATTATCCTTGGCACCCACAGCCTTGAGGTAGTGCGTGGCAATCGTATGGCCCAAACCACGGGAGCCGAAGTGGCACCCTACCCACAGGCTGTCGTCACTCTCGCTGCGAAACACATCCACATAATGGTTGCCGCTTCCCACAGTGCCAAACTGGTTTTGGGCCTTGCGCTTGAGTTCCGCAATGTGCGGGATATTCCAAGCCTCGTGGGAGTCTTTTTCAAACAGATAATTTTCCACGTTCAGGTCGGCATTGTTGCGGCCAATTCCAAAGGAGATGCCCGCCTGTATTTTGTTGGCAAGGTTCACCAGCCACTCACGGGATACATCGGAATACTTGATGTTGGTTTTGATGGCGCGGTTGCCGCAGCCAATGTCAAAACCAACACCCGACAGACTGATGTGGTCTTCATATGCGACCACCCCGCCGATAGGCTGGCCGTATCCCAAATGCCCATCAGCACAGAGCGCGCCGCGCACTGCGAAATCAAATTTCATGCAGTTATGCAGTTGCGCAATCGTCTTATCATCGTGATTGCCAAGAATCGTTACGTTCTTCATTTCATTCTGTTCTCCTATTGATTTAACCATTGCTGCAACAGCCGCCGCCGCGTCAGCACGTTAGTGCCGATTGCCAGGCGTAAGTCTTTAAGAAAATGCTCAAGCTGGTCACCGTCCCGAGCGCCACATGCCCACCAGTCTGCCGCCTTCTGCACAGACCACAAGGGGTATTCACCGCATTTGCTGGCCCAAAGCTTGATGGTGAGTGCCCAATCATCCTCGCTGGACTTCGAGCGATAAGGCACTTCCGCCAGCGCTATCCGTATCGCCTCCGTCAGCGCTGCCGGTTGTGATCTGGCGGGCTGCATTACCTGCCCCAACATCCACAAACACTGCGTCAATTGCTTCTGGTCCGTCTCCGAAAGGACAGGCTTCGTCGGCGGGTTGAGCGGCCTGCCCTCCATGTCCCGTGTAGTGCACTCCATACAGGTCAACCATTGCCTTATCGACTGCGGCAGCCACGTGGTCGTGGCGCTTAAAGCCACCTTGTCCGGTTGTTCCGCCAGCAGTTGTCGCGCGTGTTCTTTCCCGGAGGGAAGTTCGACGGCACCAGTTATCCCATGTCTTACCAATATCGTAGTGCTTGGAACGAGTACTGATGTGGTGATTTCGGAATCTTGCCCATTGCTCTTGAGCGCTTGGGGCATCGAAGCCGTGGATGGAAATAGCGTGTTCAAGTTCGGCGGCTGGGATGGCTGCAAGGTCTTCGAGAAGGACTGCAATGCTTCGGACAGGGTCGGCACGGGAAGAGGCTTTCGTTGGTTTGGGGGATATGGGGGTACTGGAATGTTCAATTGGAATATTCACTGGAATATTATCTATATAGGCCGCACGAGGTTCAGTGCCTTTTGGAAGGAGGTTCAGCGCCTTCGCGTCGTCAGGTTCAGTGCCTTTTTCAGGTGATGCACCAGTTTCAGTGCCTTCTGGCCATGCTGGAGAATAGTCGTGGCGAGCCCATTTTTGACCGGCAAATCCGTGACGCTCCACTTTCAACCATCCCGCCCTTTCGGCTTCTTCGATATGGGTGCAGACGCTCCGCTCTGACAGACTGCTGCGCTCCGCAAGAAGCTTGGTGGAGGGATAGCAACCATCTCCCATGTCGTTCATGTGACAGGAGATGACCAGCAAGACGTGCTTGGTTGTTGCTGGGAGCGGTGTTTTGAGAATGGCTTGTCGCCATGTCCATGCGCGGCTCATGCGGCATCGACCCGTTTGAATTCAACAACCCACACCCATGGGTTCGCACTCCAGCTTTTCTCACCATTGATGAATATCCAAAGCTGTTCAAATGCGGCGCGCGCACTGTTGAAGAAGTGACCGAAGTGCACAGCCCCCTTTCCGGTAGTAGGGTCATAGAAACCACGGCCAGACTTCAACCGTTCAATGCCTTCCGTCCGAGCGTCCGCTTCTGAAATATCCTGCAACCGCTCCACCCGCACGCTGACGATTTCCAGCAGGATGCGGGAGGCCCAGCGGGGCATAACAACGGGAGACTTCCATCGAGGCTGGAACTCGCGGCCATACCCCTCTTTGTATCTGACAAATTGGCTTGTTGCGTCAGTCCACCACGTCTCCCGCCCCCACAGGTGGTCACCTACTTGGCCGAAGGGGCAGACAGTAAGCGGGGATTTTCTCTGGTTTCGCTCGTGATACCGAATTCGAGCTAAGTCGCGGGGCTTAACGATGCGGCGGAGCTGAGTTTGACGATTTTCTAATATGCCACGGACTTCGTGGGCTTTGAGAATAATAGGACGTTCCACATCCCAAGACTTTCCTTTGTTTTTGGCTCCCAAGCGTAACAAACAGCCGGGGATGCGGGCTTGGGACCGCACCCCACTTCTACAACCATGCCGCTTACCGCATCCTCTGGCAAGCTTATTTTAGCAAAATCTTATCTAAAACATAACGCACCGTTATTGCACGATAAATCCGTAGCCGTCCTCATTGTTCTCCCCGATACTTCCCCGGTTAAAAGGAGAACACCATGCAACCCAGCATAAAGCCAATCGTTGAGCCACTGGAGAAGGTAGCCGCTCTCGGCTACGACTTTTCCCGCGTATACGACGACTTCCTATCCCTGTCAGTCCATGCGCTGGCAAAACGGGAGGAGGAATACCTTGCCGTTATGGGAACCTACCGAAACGACCGGGAGAATGGGACGCGGGAGGCCGACTACTTCGCGGAAGCATTCGGAGCCTGGCAGAAAAACCTCCAAACCGAGTACCGGGACTACCTCGGCGAAATCTACGAGCAGTATGTCTCGCTTGGCGAGAAGGGGCAGTTTTTCACCCCTGAATCATTATGCGAACTCATGACCCACATCACATGCCCTGAGTTGCCGGACGGCTACCGTGTGTATGACCCAGCTTGCGGAAGCGGTCGCACCCTTCTGGCGGCTACCCGGATAAACCGGATGGCTACTTTCCACGGCGTAGACCTTGACCATCGCTGCGTGAAAATGACCGCCCTAAACCTGCTTTGTCGGAATGTGGGCGGGACGGTCGTTTGGGGCGACTCACTCCAGCCGAAGGCATTTGGCGCTTATGAGCTTCACAGTACACCCATGGGCGGCGCCATAGAATGGGTCGGTGAGAACCGCGCCCAGGAGCTTATTGAGAAGGGAATACGCCTTCAGGCGGCGCCTGTAACGGTCGAGCTTTCGAATCCCGTTCAGCAAACAGATACGCGCGTTCTGTCAGAGGAAGACCAATACAGCCTCAGTCTTTGACACGTTATGCAATCGTAAGCCGCTTTAATCTTGTTGCCGCTCTACCTGTGCGGGTGCATGATTCAGGTGCTGATACGGCAACCAAAGGAGGCATCTGTGAAACTTTCTCCACAAACCCTTGAGCGGCACCGCGCCACTCACCAACAGCCGGAGCTTCCGGCCATGCCGCCGCCCACGACGGTCAACGCATCGCGCGACCTTGGCTATAACGCGGCGCCGCCGTGCAAGCGGTGCCAGGTCGAGTGTGATTACTGCAAGGACTTCATGGCCGACCATAAGGCCAGCTAACGGAAGGAGCGTGACCAAATCTAGGGAAGCAGGGAACGGCTAAGGCAATCCCTCAACCTGCCGCCTTCCGTGTTCGGCGTAACGAATACGACCAATCTTCTAGCGCTTCGGGCAACCGGGGCGCTTTTCTTTTGAGGAAAAGGCCATGAACCTATATCTGTACCTTGAGGGGGAAGTGGTGCCCGCTCAATATGATTACGACCTCGACGTTGATGGCGTGCTGGTGGACACCAAGCGCCAGACAGCCAGAGGCCGGGATATTTGCATGATTGTGCTGAAGCGGGGCGACCAAGTGCCGACGAAGGCGCAACAGAAGACCCTGAACACCATAAAGACCATCAACCCCAACTGGCAGATTAAATATTTCTTCCAGAAGCCCAGATAATGAATGCCCTCCGCCCGCGTGGCGGAGTTTTTGTTGGCCGTCACCTTCATCTATGCATATTATTTTAGCATTTAGTAATAAATACTATTTACAACTCTAAATAGTAGTGTCAGTATATCTTTAACAACGAAGGATATACGAGATGACCTACCCAACCGAAGCTCTTGACCGCGCAGAACGTACCATTCGCGATGAAGGTAATAGCGAGCACTGGAACATCAACTCCACCCAATTCATGGACGATGATGACCTTAGCGAGACCGCGCGATACGACGATGAGGTTGACCTCGACATCAATACTGAGAGTGAATCCCGCCAAATCGCCCAGCGCCTCGCTAATCTCGTTGGCTACCGCGTAATTATCACCAAGTTCGTCAAGTGCGGCGCCTTGGCTGACAACTTCGAGGAAGACGAGGACGGCAAGATTACCGTGATGCCGTGGAAGGTGGCATAGCCATGTTCCAGCTTGTCGTAATTTACACCTTCATGACCGCTGCCTGTGCCACAAATGAGGGCATGGCCAGCACCACCATCGTTAACTCGCGGTATTTCTACGAGCAGGGTGGACAGATGCACGAGTTTCCGAAAGTGCCACCGTTCTGCGCACCTTATCGCGCCTATGCGTACACCAAGCTGGACAAATACACGACCTTTCAGTCCTGCATGGAGCGCGTGGCTCGGTTTGAAGGGCAGAAAGACCTCAAGGCTATCTGCCGCAAGGTGTGACATGGAAAACCAGCTTTCATTCATCGAGCAACTACTGCCGAAGGAAATGGAAGCGCCCCGCCCGCCGACCCCATGGGAGATACTGAGCGCGGGCACAAAGGATTACGACTTGGCCGAGGAGCGCGCCAGGATTTTAAACGAACGGAAGAAATAAATGTGGAATTTGTCATTGTAAACATTGGGTGCATCGAATGCGGTGTCAACTCGAATATCGTTGGCCGGTTCAGCGATGAGGAGAAGGCAAAACGCATTGCGTTGCATCTTGATGATAAACTGGCGTGGAGAGAGGGCGGTCAGAACAGCTATGAAGTGTTCAAGCTTGAGCCGCTTGACGTTATTCACCCAGAATATGCTGCCGAAGTCGAAGGGCTCGCCCAATGAGCCGCGCCCCTCACCCCATGACGAACGACACGCAGGGGCGGAAACCCCAAACATTTAAAGATAAGGCAACTGAAATCCGCCAGCTTCCGCTAGGGTTCAACGCCGAACTCCATGAGGGAATATGGTGTATCTGTGCGCCTGATGGCACTTATTGCGGGCGCATAGAGGAAGATTTCCCGTGGTTTGGAAAACTTACAGCCGCCCTCCAGCCAAAGGGTGCCGGGGATGCGGGCGCGGTGGAAAGTCCTGAAAACTTCGCAATGGGGGTTTTAGCCGCCCATAAGCTAGGAAGCATAGATTGGGTCAAGCTGGCTGCAAAACTCAAAACCCGCGAACATGACTTACGCGCCCGCATAGCCGAACTGGAAGCGATGGTGGGGGCGAGCGATAAAGAGGTGGCGCGGGAGATTTGGAAGGGCTGGTGCGCCTGTAAAGAACCTGTCGGAAAAGGCTCAATATACTTTGAGAAAATGGCCGCTACCATCCTCGCCAAGCACCGCCAGCAGGCAGTGGCAGAAGCTATGCAGAAGCTTTTGGACAACGCCCATGGCGGAGGAAGTTGGCGGCGTATTGCTGAACAGCTCAAGACCGCCGCCCTCTCGGCACAGCGTAAGGGGGACAAGTCCGATGGGTAACACCCTTGCTCTTTTGCTTATCGGCCACGCTCTCGCAGATTACCCGCTGCAAGGCGACTGGATTTCCAAAGCAAAGAACCACACCCTCAATCTAGTTCCCGGTGAAACCATTTGGCCCGGCGTTCTGGCCTGCCATGCGGGTATCCATGCTGGCTTTGTATGGGCCATTACTGAGAACGGATGGTTGGGGCTGTGTGAGTTTATCGCCCACTTCTTGATAGACTACGCCAAGTGCGACGGGAAACTCACCTACAACCAAGACCAAGCACTCCACGTTATCTGTAAGCTTATTTGGGTTGCCTGCCTGATGGTGATGACATGGTAGCCACCCACCAGCCCGCAAAAGAAGAAGGCGGGAATGATTATCTAAACAAACAAAGAAAGACCTGACAATGAACCTCAAACCCCTCACCCAAGCCCCGAAGGACGGCACGCCCATTGTGGTGATTTACGACATGACCGACGAAGGCGATTTCATCCGCACCATTTTCTGGAGCGAAGGCGACGACGGCAAACCCGGATATTGGGACAGCACCAGCGATGGGGACTTCCAAGATAGCGACTTCCTTGGCTGGATTGGCACCGCCGAGGAGGTGTTCCAGCAACTTACGGGAAAGCCCGCATAATGGAATGGCTCAAGCGCCTATGGGCAGGCTATTGGGAGTATGTAAATGCTCCGCAGACCGAGGAGGACGAATTAGACAGGAAGGTGTGGTGA